ACTATCCCTTTAGAAGGTAAATCTACAGTTTCTGATGGGAATTTAAATTTTGGAGCTGCTGCTGCTACTTGAGGTGCTGCTTGAGGTGCTGCTTGAGGTGCTGCTACTTGAGGTGCTGCTACTTGAGGTGTTGTTTTTGGTGTTTGGTCCATATAAATTTTATTTGTTATAACTTAATTTCTTATTATACATATATAATATAAAAAAAAGCTTGACGTAAGCCAAGCTATTTTTAAAAGTATGTTGATTGTTTTTTAGAAATTCAAGACGCAGTAATCCATTCCTATTGTCATATCAATATTTTGCGCTGTTCCATCTTCATCCCAGTTATAATCTCCAAATGATGCATCTTTAATAAATGCTCCTTTAATAATCCATTCAGAAACTACATCACCTACAGGGCCTAATACATCAATTGTAAGATCTTTCTTGTAAAAATCAGAATAACCGTCTCTACCAGTTACTGATTCATGATGTAATCTAGTCCATTCCATTACTGCTTGAGCTCCAGATGGTGTAATTGGATCGAATAATTGCATTGTGATATCATTCCATCTTAACTTACCTTTTACTTTTCTATAAGTATTGATATGGTTAAGTACGATTTCATCTTGTGCAAAACCCATTCCACTAATACCTTTAATTATATAAGAAGGAATTCCATCTACATACATTATAAATCTATTAGCTACTTTTGGTTCAAAAGCTGTGAAAAATATTTCGTTTGGGTTTAATACTGCCATTTTATTTCTTTTTTATTTTATTATAAATATCTAATTTTTAAGTTTTTACGACGGGAATGAAGCTCCAGTTGGTAAGATATTAAAATCTAAGTATATAAATTCAGCTGTTTTTGTTGGCTGTAAGTATATAGCACCTACCATTTGGTTTCTATCGACTACGTCGGGTCCATTATTTGAAGCATCCATAACGACTTTAAACGCGTATAAACCTTGTCTTTGTTGTACTGACTCCAAATATGGATTTACTTGAGCTAAAAATCCATTTCTTGTTGCTGCTGTATTTTGTTCAAATACTAAATTATCAGCTACTTGTGAAATGTATGATTTAAGTTCAATTAATAATCTTCTAACATTTACTCTATCTAAAGCTGATGCTTGAGATTGTAATGTTTTTTGTCCAAATACTACAACTCCCCTTCCTGGGAATGTTGCTATTGGATTAACTTTCCCTGTATAAAGATCATCTCTATTAGTTTGAGTTAATTTTCTTTCAGCTTGAACTACCGTACTTAAACCGCCTCTATTAATACCCGCCGGAGCGAACCATGCTTCAGCTGACTTATCGTTATACGCATATACTCCAGGCATTAACGTTGAAGCTGGTACCCATACTAACTGTCTTGAATCTGGATCTGCTAGCTGTAACCATGGCCAATATGCTGCTGCATATGAGTTATCTATACTTGCTGCTGTTCCAACAGCTGCTGATACAGTTGATGAATAATTTTCTAAATCTAAAATAAATATTGCATCACCTCTTCTTTGTACGTTTTGAACTCCTACATTTAATGGAGTAGCATGAGCTGAATTAGCATAAACTAATCCTGGGGATGATAGTATGTTATATTTATAATCATCTTTATTTGCTAATAAATTAAATGCATCTGTATAATCTGGAATTGATGCTGCATCAACCCCTTGAGTATCACTATTATTAATTTCTTGGTAGTAATTTTGATTTGCAGAAACTATTGCTCCATCTGCACCTCCAAATGATCCACTACTTGCTCCAGGAATTGATCCTGTAAATTCTGCTTTTGCAATACCATCATTATCAAAATAATCAGGAGTTTTTAAATTAACAGATGAAACTCTTACAAATCTAGATCCATTTGCATATGATCCAGTTGTTTGTATGTAAGGATCATTTGTTCCAGCTCCTATCAAATTTTCTGTAAAATCTCCAACAATTCTAGCTATGTAGTTTGATTGTTTTGGATCTAATGAAACATTAGGGAATATTTCTAAAATAGATTTTGATTTTGAATTATCATTACCTTGTCTAATAATTAAACTAAATGTTCCTGATCCTGTATTTGGAGCTTGTATTTCCCATCTAATGTTATTTCTTGACCCACTAGCTAAAGCACCATTAATATTTTCTGGTCCTGTACTATTCATTATAGTACCTTCAGAAATTGTTTCTAATGTAAATACATTTGTATCTATTATATTAGCATCTACTAATGTAAATAATGCAGGAGCTGCTGAGTTACCTATGTCTGATGTTATTACTTGTACTTGATCACCAATTGCGTACCCTGTTCCAGCTGTGTCTATTGTAGCTGAGGAAACTTCAACTAATAAATCTGCTACTGTTATAGTAGCTGCTACTGCTGAAGAATTAGAGACATTTCCAACTGCTAATGTAATATCTAAATCTTGATCACATCCCGTAAATCCAGCTGCTAATAAATCTGCTGCTGTAATTTTTATAATATTACCAGTAACATAATTAGTTCCAATATTTGCAACTGAAACTGCTGATAAAACACCTGCTCCATCACCTGTTACTGTTATAGTAGCACCTAATCCTGTTTGTTGTGAACCACCTGTAACTGCTCCTGTTTGTGCAATTGTAAATGGTCCTACTACATTACCTAATGTAGCACCACCTGATAGGGCACTAATAGATAATACATCTTGAGCTGTTACTAATTGTCCAGTTCCTAATAACCCTTCTGCTATTGTAATTCCTCCAGCTACATATCCTGTTCCTGGAGTAGTAACTGTAATACCTGTTATAGTTGGAGCTGTTGTTCCTGTTACCGTTACTGTTGCTTTACCTGATACTGTTGAACCTTGTGTTATGATAACATCTGTATAAACTGCTGCACCACAATCTGTTGGGTTAGTACCTGCATTAATTTCTGGTAATAAAGCATCTGCAGTTGTTAATAATTTTCCAAGAGAAGTAGATGTTACAATATCAACTTTACCTCCTGATCCAGTACCAGTTACAGTAGCTAAATCTTTATCGGCAAAAGTACCTGCTGTACCACCTGATCCACCACTTGTTAATTCAGTTAAAAGACTTCCACCAACTAATAAATTACCACTTTCTGCTTCTACAGCTGGAACTAGTGTTGAAACTGCAGGACTAAATGATCCTGAATTTACTCTATCTACTAGTAATGAAGTTCCTCCATTATTAAAATAATTATATGCTGATACCGAAGTAAAATAAGTGAATTGATCTGAACCACTTGAAAAAGTGCTACCAAAATTAGCTAGGAACTCTGAGTAACTAGTTACTAGTTTTGGAACTCCTTTTTTACCTAATACAGTAGGACCAACAATAGCTGCTCCGGCTTGTATTGGTTGTGAAGTAATTTGAGATTGATCATTTTCTCTTGCTAATACTCCTGGGGAAATTAATGTTTCTGCCATTTTATGTTATTTTTATGATAAATATACTAAATTTTTTCAAAAGTCTATTTACTTGGTAAAAATTCACCTGTTTCTAAAGAAATGCTTCCTTGACCATATTTATCTTCTAAATTTTTAGCAAGGATAACTTCTTTTTCTTGTAAACTTTGTAAATTTGACTTCAATTGTTCTTTTTTTAATTGTATGTTGTAATGTTGCATTTCAATAACGCCCGAAACTTCTGTTAAGTTTTTAAAAGTATTTTGTAATTCTTTTAATTCATCAATTTCTTCTTGGGATAAAACTTTTTTTTCGTTCATAATATTTTTACTATTTATGTTTTGTTATACATATTAGTTTTTTAATCAAAAACCTAAAGAGTGTAATAAAATTATAATACAGGTGCATTAACCATTTCAACTTCTACAAATATTTTCCAAGATATATTCTTTCCAGCTTGTCCTGTACAATTAACGGCCATTGTATTATTTCCGACTCCAAGTCCAATAGTTACTATTGTACTAGTTAAATTACCAGTAATATTAGTAATGTTATTAGTTCCTATAAGAAAAAACCTTGTTCCATTCCAATGAGTTACTTGATCAGTTCTTACATAAACTTGGTTTGTTTGTTGAGATGTTGGATTAGTTTCATCAGCACCTATTACACTATATTTAAACACATAAGTTCCTGGGTTAGAGTTATTTGGTTGCCAATCCCACACATTTGCTGTAACAGCACCTGATGTAACTGCACCGTTACCTTCAAATACCATTCTAGCATGGTTTGAAGTTGATCCATACTTATAAGACATTCTAAGACTATCATCACTTTGTCCTATTTTGTTAAGTACTATAAGTGATTGGTTTAAAGTAAAATCTTTTGAACCTGATATAATTGCCGAGACATTTGATGAGCCTCCTTGAGCTGAAAATGCTAAATTAGCTAAAGGAGAGGTATTATTGTTACTTATATAAGCTGTAGCATTATTACAAAATTCTAAGTTATTAATAAATAATGAGGCTGAGGCAGCATTTACAGAACCTGCATTTGCATTAGGCCCTACTACTACTGATGGTGATGCACTACCAGATGCAAGTAACTTATTAACACTTGTAATGTTTCCACTTGCATGTATACTATGAGGTTCAGTATTATCACATTTAAAATATGATATATCATTAGTTGTATCTAAATACCAACGAGCACCCTCTCCACCCCCACCTTGAAACATATCTCCAAATTCTAAAGTATTGGTTTGAATATTTCCATTAATTATAGTCTCACCTGAACTGTCCTTTAAACCACCACCGGTCAAATATTGTATATTAGTTCCTTTTATAATCCCCCCATTAGAAACTATATTAAATGCTGAATTAAAAGCATTACTTGCAGAATATAATGAAGCGGCTCCTCCGCCTGCCATAACTACTTCACTTAAGTTAACTGCTGTTACTGAACCTGCTGTAGTAGCATAATTAGCATATGAAGCTGTTCCATGTATGTTTATTCCACTATCACTAGCTGATATTATTCCTGCTCTTAATGAACTACCACTTACCCTTCCTGCTGCTTGTAAAGAACCTGCAGGTAAAGGAGTTAATATTGTTGAAGTACTTGCACCTAACCCTATACCAACACTATCACCTGCTGAATATAATGTATAGCTAACTGTGTCTTTATTTATTATAAAGGGAAATATTGGGGTACCTGTTTGATCTTGTACTATTTGAAAACTATCACCTGATGAACCATAAGCTCCTAAATCATACAATACATCTGAATTTGAAAATCTTATTCTAGCATTGTCTGTACCAGCATTAGCTTCAAGTAAAGCAATAGGATCCCCTCCTGCAGCTGTATCTTTAATGTGTAACATTGTTGGAGCTGTTGGAGCTGTTACTCCTAACCCTAAGGCACTAAACTGTCCTGAGTATTCATTAATCAAAGAGCCAGTCATTAAAAATGAACCTGTTAAATTAAGTGATCCAGATATAGTAATGTCATATCCTATTCCCCCAACGGGTGTACCTGTAAGAGCATTTACAAATTGTGTTATTTCGGATGCTTCTACAATTTGTCCTGTTACTATTCCTGCTGCTGATAGATCTTGATGAGCCATATTATAATTTTGTTATAAATATAATAAAAAATTTAAATATTTGAAATAAGTTATAGAATTACACTATATATACCACCATTTCCCTCAGCTTTTGGATAATAATTTTCAGTGTTTTGTCTATTTATAAATTGTATGTATATTTTTGTTGAATCTCTTTGATCAAACGAACAAACATATGTAATACCTGTAGGTCTTCCACCAATAAGTTGCACCAATACTCCACCTCCGAATTCTCCTTCAAAGTTAAATTCATCCGTATCTCCTTTTTTAAAGGTAAGTCTTGCTCCTCTAGATAAGTCTTCAAATAATGACATAATTTTTTAATTTAAGATGTATATAATTCATAACTTCCACTATTTGTTGTATATTGAAGTTGAAATCTTTGACTGTCTGTTACTTGAGTATTTCCTTTTTCTGCAAAGAAATACCAATGTCCTATTTGTCCCGTAAAATATTCTTCTCCATCTCCAGGATTAACTACAAGTTCTCTATCTCCTCTAAAACAGATATTACCACCAGTTCCGTTTAAATAACTTAATCCAGCACCATTCCAACCATAAACTCCTCGACTTGGAAAATAACCCCAAGCATAATTTGTACCGGTTGCAACATTATTTCCTTGGGATGTAACTCTTATACATACAAGATTCCAGACACCAAAACTTAATTGCCAACTAGTTGTAAATGTTATTCTATCACGAGA